AATACCCTGGCAATGATCATATGGGAGCATTTGGTTGTGACAGTTATGACATATCAGGAACTGTAGATGGTAAAGGATCTAATGGAGCTTTACATGGATTAACTAAGTTCTCTATGGAAGATGCACCACCTAATCATTTCTTTTTAGAATATATATCAAGGCCACAAACAGCTGAGATATTCTTTGAAGATGTTTTAATGGCTTGTATATTTTATGGTATGCCAATACTAGCTGAAAATAATAAACCTAGATTATTGTATTATTTTAAAAGAAGAGGCTACAGAGGTTTTTCAATTAATCGTCCTGATAAAGTATGGAATAAATTATCTGTAACAGAAAAAGAAATTGGTGGAATACCTAACTCAAGTGAAGACATTAAACAATCACACGCTGCAGCTATAGAGTCTTATATAGAAGAACACGTAGGATCAACAGAGACTGGACATGGAGACATGTATCACCAAAGCACATTAGAAGACTGGGCTGTTTTTAATATTAATAATAGAACAAAACACGATGCTTCTATAAGTTCTGGTTTAGCTATAATGGCTTGTAATAAAAATAGATATACACCAGTAGCAGTTAGAAAAAAACAGTCTATAGACTTAGGTATTAAAAGATATGATAACACAGGTTATGTTTCAAAAATAAAATAAATGATAAATACTAATTATAATAGTTCATTTCCAGATCAAGTAGTTCCAGATGCAGAAAAAGCTACGGATGAATATGGCTTACAAGTAGGTAGAGCTATAGAGTCTGAATGGTTTACTGGTGATGCTGGGTTTTCAGATAGATTTGGAAGTAATTATACTTCTTTTCACAATTTAAGATTATATGCTAGAGGAGAGCAGTCTGTTCAAAAATATAAAGATGAGTTATCTATAAATGGTGATTTATCTTATTTAAACTTGGACTGGAAGCCTGTACCTGTTATACCAAAGTTTGTTGATATAGTTGTCAACGGTATGTCACAAAGAAATTACGAAATAAAAGCTTATGCTCAAGATCCTGAGTCTGTAAAGAAAAGAACAGAGTACGCTGAAAGACTACATAAAGATATAATGCAGAAAAAGCTTTTAGCTGATATAGAAAGCATGACGGGTCTTGATATATCTGCATCTAAAGGTGTTGCTAAAGATATGACTAGTGAAGAAGACGTACAACTTCACATGCAAATGAGTTACAAAGAGTCTATTGAAGTAGCTGAAGAAGAAGTTATAAATAATGTATTGGCAAATAATAAATATGATTTAATTAGAAGAAGATTAAATTATGATTTAACAGTTTTAGGTATATCTGCTGTAAAAACAAGTTTTAATAGATCAGAAGGTGTTACAATTGATTATGTAGATCCAGCTAGTTTAATTTATTCATATAGTGAAGATCCTAATTTTGAAGACTTATACTACGTAGGTGAAGTAAAGTCTATAAGCATGCCTGAGCTTAAAAAACAATTTCCTTATTTAACAGCGGAAGAACTTAAAGAAATACAAAAATACCCTGGTAATCAAAACTATACTAGAAACTGGAGTGGTAGGTACGATGATAACACTATACAAGTATTGTATTTTGAATATAAAACTTTTGCTAATCAAGTATTTAAAATAAAAGAAACAGCAAACGGTTTAGAAAAAGCTATTGAAAAAACAGATACTTTTAATCCACCTGAAGAAACTGAAGGATTTACTAAAGCATTTAGAGCTATTGAAGTTCTTTATTCAGGAGCTAAAATATTAGGTCATAATAAATTATTAAAATGGGAGTTAGCTGAAAACATGACAAGACCAATGTCTGATACTGTTAAAGTTAATATGAATTATAATATAGTAGCGCCTAGAATGTATAAAGGACGTATAGAGTCTATAGTTTCTCGTATTACAGGTTTTGCTGATATGATTCAATTAACTCACTTAAAACTACAACAGGTTATGTCTAGAGTAGTTCCTGATGGAGTTTACTTAGATATGGATGGTTTAGCTGAGGTTGACTTAGGTAACGGAACTAATTATAATCCTTCTGAAGCTTTAAATATGTATTTTCAAACTGGATCAGTTGTAGGTAGATCTATGACTCAAGATGGTGGTATGAATCCTGGTAAAATTCCAATACAAGAATTACAATCTAGTTCTGGTGGAGCTAAAATGCAATCATTAATACAGACTTATGAGTATTATCTTAAAATGATTAGAGATGTAACTGGTCTTAATGAAGCTAGAGATGGAACATTACCTGACAAGCAATCATTAGTTGGTTTACAAAAATTAGCAGCAGCTAATTCAAACGTAGCAACAAGACACATATTACAAGCTAGTTTATACTTAACTTTAAAATCTTGCGAGAACATATCATTAAGAATAGCTGATGCTTTAATGTTTCCTCTAACTAAACAAACTTTAATATCTAGTATATCAAGATATAATGTAGCTACGTTAGAAGAATTGTCTAATGTTAACATACATGATTTTGGTGTATTCTTAGAATTAGAGCCTGATGAAGAAGAAAAACAATTATTAGAACAAAATATTCAAATAGCTTTAAAAGGTGGTCAAATAGATCTTGAAGACGCTATTGATGTCAGGCAAGTTAATAATCTAAAACTTGCTAACCAAATGCTTAAGAAAAGAAGAAAAGAGAAGCAAGCTAAAGATCAGCAAATGCAACAAGAGAACATGCAGGCACAAGCGCAAGCTAATGCAGACGCTGCTGAAAAAATTGCTTTATCTGAATCTCAAAAACAACAAGTTATATCACAACAGAACATAAGCTACGAGCAAGCTAAATCTCAATTTGATATACAAAGAATGGAAAGAGAAGCTCAAATTAAACAACAGCTAATGGAAGTTGAGTTTAATTACAATATGCAGTTAGCTCAAGCAAATGCTAAAGCTAAGCAAAGCAATGAAGACTTAAAAGAAAATAGAAAAGATCAAAGAACAGAAATGCAAGCAACACAGCAGTCTGAACTTATAGATCAAAGAAAAAATGATTTATTACCTAAAAACTTTGAATCCGCAGGTAATGATAATTTAGGCGGTTTTGGTTTAGAGCAGTTTGGCCCTAAATAATTTTATATTAACTATTATATTATATTATGTCAGAAGAAATAAAAGAAAACCCTAAAGGGGAATTAGAACAAGGTGAGTTTAAGATTAAGAAGCCTAAGATGAAAAAACTTACTAATAAAAAACCAACTAAATCTAAAATAGATTTATCTAAAAAAGAAGAGGTTAAAGAAGAAAAGCCTGTAGATAAAGTTGTTATTAAAGAAGAACCAGTAATTAAAGAAGAAGAAATAAAAGAAGAAGTTGTAGAAGCAAAAGAAGAAACTGCATCTCCTATATCTGAAATCACTGAAGAAACTAAAGAAGAAGTTAAAGAACCTGTAATAGAAGATGTTGTTGAGAGACAACCAGAAATAAAACTACCAGAAAACATAGAAAAACTGGTAAGCTTTATGGAAGACACAGGCGGTACAGTTGAGGACTATGTTAGATTAAATGCTGATTACTCAAATGTAGATAAAGATACTTTATTAAAAGAGTATTATAAAAAGACTAAACCACATTTAGACATGGAAGAAATTGAATTCTTATTAGATGACAATTTTTCTTATGACGAAGATCTGGATGAAGAGAGAGATATAAGAAAGAAAAAGCTCGCTCACAAAGAAGAAATTGCCAAAGCTACAAACTTTTTGGAAGAAACCAAGAGTAAATATTACGACGAGATCAAGTTGAGACCGGGCGTTACTCAGGAACAACAAAAAGCTACTGACTTTTTCAATAGACACAACGAAGAACAAAAAATGGTTAAACAGCAACATGATACGTTTAAATCAACCACTAAAAATTTCTTTAATCAAGAGTTCAAAGGTTTTGAGTTCAATTTAAATGAAAAGAAATTTAGATACGGTGTTAACGATGTAGACTCTGTTGCTAGTAATCAATCTGATCTTACGAACCTAATCGGGAAGTTCTTAGATAATAAAGGGGAAGTTAAAGACTATAAAGGTTATCACAAAGCTATTTTTGCAGCACAGAACGCTGATACTATCGCCAATCATTTTTATGAGCAAGGGAAAGCCGATGCTGTTAAAGATGTAATGGCTAAATCTAAAAATTTAAACAATGAACTTAGACCAACGTCTACGGGAGATGTTTTTATTGGAGGAATGAAAGTAAAAGCAATTAGTGGTGTAGATAGTTCAAAGTTAAAATTAAGAATAAATAAAAATAAATAAAAAAAGATAAACATGAGTTTTCAAAACAATGCTCCTAGTGGAGCTTTTCCTCCGTCACTTTTGCCTCATCAAACTCAAATGGCTTTACAAACCAATTATTTGAGTTTTGATAGTGCTACTGGTGGTGGAACTTTTGCACAACAATATCTACCTGAGCTTTACGAAGCGGAAGTAGAAAGATACGGAAACCGAACTTTAGGTGGTTTCTT